AAGAGCTTTTTTTTGGAAACCTCACTTTTAGGCATTGAAATGGATTTAGATAACTACAAAGATATGGAGAGAGAAGGCTTTTTGTTCGAAATTCAAAGGCTGGCACTTGAGATTGAGCACGTCATCGATAAGTACGGTGTTCGCGGTGAGGTGATGTCTTTGATGATCATTGGCCTTATCGATGAGCTACCAGAGGGGCATCAGTTGAAGGCTGTTTATGGTTACAATTTGAATAGCAGGGACGAATTGGATGAATTGGTTAACTTTGCACAAGAATCCTACGAGCCCGACGAACCAGACATTGATGGTCTAATTGAAGGGCTTGGTATAAGCCTAAATTAAATGGAAGGAGTTATTAGAAAAATTATCATTGGGAGAGACCCCAAGGATGCTATGGCGTACTACGTCGGCATGAGGGCAGGTAAGAACACTGTCAGCGCTATTGTAAATGACGAAGCTTTTCTCTACAGACACGGGAAGAATCGATACCTCGTATACCTCGAAGAAGAGGATGGGGGGAACGTGCTTTGGAAGTCTGTTGATGACATGCCCTGTATTATTGAATTTGATTTAAATTTTTAAGATGAGCACGAAGTCAAAGGGTTTGGGTGACACCGTAGAAAAGATCACCACAGCAACTGGATTGAAGAAACTTGTAGAGCGCATGTCTGAGGACTGCGGCTGCGAGGAGAGAAAAGAGTACTTGAACAAGAAGTTCCCGTACAAGAAATGAGGTCCCTAAATATGTTTATCGTTGAGCTGGACAAACCAATCAACGATACAATCTCCACTAAGAGTGGGATTGAATTGTACATCAACACCGAGTATGAAGGCGGTGAGTTTAAGTACAGAGTTACTGACGGTCCAGTAATTGCCACCCCAGCTAAGTACAACACCCCTGTAGAGGTGGGGGATACTCTGTATTTCCACCATCTTGTTGTCATGCAAGGGGGTCAAAAGCTTACGGGTGTTGAGAACAGCTACTTCGTAAAGTTTGATCCAGAGTTTGCTGTAAACAATCAAGCCATAGCCTACAAAAACAAAAAGGGTAAGATCACTCCGCTTGATGGCTGGAGCTTGTTGCTCCCTGTAGAGGAGGAGGAAGAAGACGATGGGGTTATTGAAGTTGTGTCTCTTAATGAGAAGCTCCCAACGAAGGGTCGTGTTGCATTCGACTCAAAGTACCTGAAGGCTCATGGAGTCAAGAAGGGGGATGTTGTTTGCTTCAAGCAGAACAGAGACTATCGTATTAAAATCGACGGGAAAGAGTACTACAGAACCCGCGTTGAAGACTTGATGTATGTCGAGGAAGAAGTTCACGACGATTGAGGCTGCCCAGAGGCTTATGTCCTCGATGGAAGTGGCCATCAACAATATGATTGACGAGGTTAAGAAGCCAGTCGATCCAGAAGCTGGTGGTGCTGCACGTAAGGCTGAATTGCAGTCAATTAAGCAGACGGCCACTGATTGTAAAGAACTGCTGATAGAGCGTCAGCGTCTAGAACAAATGATTAAAGACCTACAAGACAATGGAGGGATCGAAGAAGCCAAAGACTACAGCGGAGGTTTCGCTGAAAGATTCTCTAAGTAACTGGCAGGAGCTTGTTGCTAGATTTGAAGAGTCCAGAATAAAGAGGGATTACATGTTCTGGGACGATATGTGGAACGAGGGTTAGGGGGGGGACTATATATGTGTCCACTTTTCGGCGAGTATCTCCTCAAGCTTATACCTTGTAGAAAGAGTAACTGGTTACATGTGGGTTCAAGTCCCACCTCGCCGACTTTAGTATATTTGCATTATGGCCAGAGTTAAAAAGCGGGACTACAAAAAAGAGTATGCTAAGTACGGAAGTGGCGGTAAAGCCAAAAGATACAGAGCAACACTTAATCGCATTGCTAGAAGACTCGGTGTATATGGAAATGGAGACGGTCTAGACAATGCTCATGTAGGCACCTCTGATAGAACAACACCTCAGCCAGAATCTCAAAACAGAGCAAATAACAGACCCAGAAGACGTAGAAGCAGATGAGACTTAGAAAAACACCAGGAGAAAGGGGTGCTGCCAGAAGAGCTCGTCGGGCTGAAAGAAGACGTGGTAGGGTTACTGAGAAACAAGGTACACAACAGGAGGCCGAAGAGTTCGAAAAAGATTTTGGGTATCCCGTTGCAGGAGCTTTTAGGCCAAGGGAGAGAGATATTACAATATTCCCTGGGGCTGACGATTCCGTTCGTGAGCATGAATTTGTACACTCAGAGCAGTATGGACCACTTCGGGCTCTTTTGGATGCCCCCAGAGTTCAAGACCCTGCTACCCGCCGAGCTGCGAGAGGGATAACCAGAAGAATGCCTCAAGAGGTCTACGATAAGCTAATTCTTCCTCCTTCAGATGTCGATCCATCAGCTACATTTTATGCTGATCGAAAGGGTGAGTTTAGCCCTCTTAAGTTCATGATAGATAGCCCTATTGAGTTTGAGGCTATAGTCAGAGCTGGAGCAAACTCTCCATATGTCAAAGACATTGACTTCAATCAAGACTTTGACACCATTGTGGCTGATCTGTTCGCTCTACCTGAAAATCAAACAGACACAAATGTTAGGCTTCTTAGGTCCTCTATGGCAGAGGCAAAATTAGATGATCGACAAAAAGATTTGTTTTTAAGATCAATTCGATCTAACTTGCGCCCATGAAGTATATCGCCATTTTAATTTCAATTTCATTTTTGTTCGCTAGCTGTGCCCCTCATTCAACCATCAGCAAGCACAAGAGATATCACAACTGGAAACAAGAAGGTCCAGAATTCCCTTCTATTGGGAACCTCGGTTACAACGATAGTTGCGAGGATCTAAACAACTGCTGATATTCAGCCTGCGCTCGTAGCTCAGTTGGATAGAGCATCTGCCTTCTAAGCAGACGGTCACAGGTTCGAATCCTGTCGGGCGTACAATTCAATTTATGAGCAACTTAATAGACATAGAGGAGTATGAACACCCAGCGATTGCCATTTGTCCCAAGGGTACGAAAGGTGAGACTGTCGAGCTTGGTGGGTTGGTCATTGTTCTTCCCTCTAAGCCCCCCAAGAAGCAGATTTCAGGACATGACCTCCCAAAGCGTATGCAAATGTGGGAGAAGAAGCCTATGCCTGCAGAGCTGTCTAGGATTAAGTCTATGGATGAGTGGCTCGAAATGCCAAGGGAATTTAGACAGAAGTTTCATCCGTATATCGAAGAGGAGTTTAGGCGTAGGCGTGAGGGTTTTTGGTTTTATAACAACGGTACACCTACATATATTACGGGGCGTCACTACATGATGCTTCAGTGGACGAAGTTCGATATAGGGAATCCTTCGTATCTTGCGTTTCAGCGGGACATTTTTTTACACATGGCTGCGTGTGAGGCCGACCCCCGCTGTATAGGCCAACTTTACACCAAGTGCCGTCGTTCAGGATACACCAATATCTGTGCATCAGTATTGGTAGATGAGGCCACACAGGTCAAAGACAAGCTCTTAGGCATCCAATCTAAGACGGGTAAAGACGCGCAGGAAAATATCTTCATGAAGAAGGTTGTGCAGATGTTTAGGCATTACCCCTTCTTCTTTAAACCCATTCAAGATGGTACCACAAACCCACGCATGGAGCTGGCTTTTCGCGAGCCGAGTAAGAGAATCACGAAGAACAATAAGACTTCGCAGAAGGGCGAGGCTCTTAATACGGTAATCAACTGGAAGAACACCACGAACAACGCTTACGATGGTGAAAAACTTCATATATTGTACCTCGATGAGGCTGGAAAATGGGAAAAACCTACAGACATAAGAGACGCCTGGAGGATTCAGAGGACCTGTTTGATCGTAGGTCGAAAAATCGTAGGAAAGGCTCTGGTGGGAAGCACCGTAAACCCCATGGACAAAGGGGGGAAAGAGTACAAGGATTTATGGAGGGATTCGAATCCAAACGAAAGAAACGCAAATGGAAGGACGAGGACTGGACTGTATAGACTGTTCATCCCAGCCTACGAATCCCTAGAGGGGTTTTTTGATCCATACGGGAACCCTGTAGTAGAAGATCCAGAAAAGCCAGTCGATGGTTTGGACGGGGAACCTATCTACCAGGGGTCTAAAACTTATCTCAAGAACGAGCGTCAGGCACTTATTGAAGATGCCTCTGAGCTCAACGAGGTAATCAGGCAGTTCCCATTTACAACGGATGAAGCGTTTAGAGACAGTATTGAAAGCACTCTGTTCAACATATCTAAGATATACGAACAGATTCAGTACAATGATGATCTATACCCAAATCCAGTAGTCGTAGGCAACTTTGTTTGGAAGAACGGGGAGAAGGATACAGAGGTTGTATTTAAGCCAGATCCCAATGGTAGGTTTCATGTCGCTTGGATGCCTCCAGATGAGCTGAGAAACAAAAAGAAAGAGGAGAGAGGTAAGCGTATTGCGCCTAACTCACACATCGGTGTCGGAGGTGTTGACTCGTATGACTTAGATGCAACCGTAGACGGTCGAGGGTCTAAAGGTGCCCTGCACCTCTACAATAGATTCAACATGGAGCACCCTTCGAATATGTTTGTCGTTGAGTACGCCTCAAGGCCACCTCTCGCAAAGATATTCTATGAGGATGTGCTTATGTGTGCTTTCTTTTATGGTTATC